TATCATACCACCTGCTTCTAGATTGTCCATCATATTTTGCATAACTTCAGCGCCTTTATCTATGTCACCTCCGCCTGCATTTCTTACAGCATCTGCTGTAAATACAAATTCATTTTTACTTAACCTTGCTGGTACATCATCGGCTCTTTCTTCTGCCCCTAATTCTACAAAACCACCAGTTCTATAATCTTTTTCTAAACCACCCATATCTATCATACCACCATCTTTCATATTAGCAATTTTTTTACCGAAATTAACTGCAGCTTTCGCTGGAGTAAACATACTAAGTTTTTTTAAAATATCCATGTCCATACTTGCAAGACCTTCACCTGCTTTTTTAGCAGCTCCTGCTGGAGTCAACATACTAAGTTTTTTTAAAGTATCCATATCCATATTTGAACCTAATTCTTTAGCAGCTCCTGCTGGAGTCAACATACTAAGTAATTTTAAAATACCTGTAACTCTTTCACCACTTTCGTATCCTTCTCTTGGTATGTCTGCTAATCCACCATCAGCAGCGTAGAAAGAACTTTGTACGGCTGATTTAGGAGGCATAAAATATAATGCAGATTGTGTTGGATCTGAATAATAATCTTTAGCTTGTTGTCTAATGTTTGCTACCATTGGCTGTATACCTGTAACAGGTACACCTTCATCAACTTCCTCTTCATCATCACCACCCATAAAAAATGGTGCAGCGATTGCTCCTAGACCTGCTATACCTCCAGCAGTTCTAAATAAACTAAATGGATTTTCTTTTTTACCACCAACTCTAAATACGTTACCTAGTTGGCCTAGCATACCTTCTCCGCTTTTAATTTTCCCTAAAAGTCCACCTAACCCACCAGCTGATTGTAACAAAGTTTTTTTACCAAATAACATAGGTGCAAAATTTGCAGCAGTTGCAGCTAACGCTATTTTACCTAATGGTGATTTAACTACTTTTTTAACAGCTCTTTTAGCTTTCTTTACAATTTTACCTAAGAAATAACCTTGTCTTGGCTCTTCTAGTGTCATGATACCACCGCCAGCTCTAAGTTGTCTTTCCATATTCATTCTTGAAATTGCCATAGTTTGTCCTTTTTATAGTCTTTTTCTCCTATAATCAATCATATATATCTACAAGGTCAGCTAGTCCGCCGTCCATATAATCGGTTCTTCCTCTACCAGTTCTATTACTTACAGGTCCACCCATTCCACCTGATGCAACGCCAAATCCTAAATCTCCTGCTCCTATAGAATCACCACTAAAAGATTGATTACCTCCACTATCTTTTCCGTAGTCAGTTGCTCCGTGTATACTAGGAGTATAGTCTTGTTTTCCTTGTTCTTTAATTGCTGCTAAAGCTGCGGCTTTGTCTTTTGCTAAAGCTGCTGCTTTTAATTGATTTTGTATTCTTTCTGCTTCTTGTTCTCTAAACTCATTTCTTTCTGTTTCTTGTTGTCTATAAAAATTATATTTAGCTCTCATCATTTTAGTTTGATTAATAAAATCTTTCATTGCTGCATCATAGTCATCTTCGTCTATCACATTACCTGCAGAATCTACAAGAGATCCTTTAGATGCATCAAAACTTAAACCTCTTTTACTAGCACTTTTACTTAGAGCTTTACCTAGTGAATCAACTTCTTTACCAACTCTTTCTGCATAATTACCAAATGCAGATCTTGTATTTAATCCAAATATATCTTTAGATAAACCAGATTGATTTTCACCAAATACTGTTGGACCAGTATAACCCATTTGACTTGTAATAAATGCTTGATCAGGTCTAGGTAAATTTCCAAACTGATCAAACCCTCCTAAAAGATTTGATATTATACCGATGTTTGTTGCTGGCTTGTAACCCTCTTCCATAATTTCTTGTGGTGATTGTGGCTGAAACATTTTTCCTAACATAGTTCTTTGTTGTGGTATTCGCATACCTTCTCCAACATAAAATCCAGCGTCTGCAGGATTAACATCTTGTTTAAATGCAGGAAGTCCAAAAATTTTTGCGGTGCTAGGATTATCATATGCATCCTCTAATCTTGCTGTTCTTGCACCTACCGTGTCTCGAAAACTAGTTATTAAATCGCTTATGCCACCAGTATAACCCGTATTACTTTCGCCACTTGTGCCACTAATATTTTGAGGTACTAATGTATTTATGCCGGTAGCGGGAGCTGCTGTAGTAGATGTACCAAGATTAGGGTCACCAATTCTATATATATCTCTAGGTATAAAACTAAAGCCTCGGTTATAAATTGCTTGATCTCCTGGACTATAGAATGCTGGTGCCATAATTTAAATACTCTTATATTGTTAACAAGGTATATTACCTTAAAATGCTATATTTTATTTGATTTTTATATTTTCGTCAACTTCTTTGACAGGTAATTTAGTCTATTCTAGATCATCTTTAAAACGACCACAATAAGAATATTCGCCTACATGAGTTATGTAATCGTCAATATAAGCATATACTTTACCACCTATATCGACCCATCTTTGACAAAATCCAAAGTCCTCTCCAAAATAACGTTTAGTAACAGGGTCATGCAATGTATCAAATAAGTTGTACATATTTTCTTTTTTAACCTCAACCCCGTTAATAATAGTGGGTTGGAATATTTCTAAATGAGGGTATTCTTTAATCATTTTTTCAAGGACATTTCTTTTAATTAACATGCATCCAGTAGGAGCGTGTGTTAACTCTATAAGTCCCTGGTCCACGACAATTGATTCTGGATTATTTACTTTAACTGGAAAGGTAAAACCTATTTTTGATAAATCATCACCACTATTAATAGTTGTTTGTTTTAAGTTATTTCTTTTCCATATTTTATCCCAACTTAATGTTTTCATGGGGTAGGGAACACCTATAATATCTTTGTCAAAATCTAACATTTTAAAAATAGTTTCAGAGTTAAAATCAATATCTGAATCAATAAACAATAAATGCGTATAGTTATCTTCATGGTTTAACATTTCTGCAACACACAGATTTCTACCTTGAGTAACAAGAGATGATTTTAATAATGTAAAACTAACTTGTATTTTTTTAGCCCAACATGCCTGTTGAAATTTTAACACTGCCTGTGTGTAATGCATACTAACATCGCTATGGCACGGAGTACAAACCATTATTTTATGTGGAGACTGTTCTCCTATATTTATTTCTGTAACTGTATTTGTTTTAATTGTTTGATATGTGTCTTTATTTTCAACAACAGTCTTGTCTTTATTAAACCATATAGGTTCATTTGGTTTTTGCATTAAGAGCTCCTTTTAAAAAATTAGTCCAACCGTCACCTATTTTATTCCAATTGTAAAAAATATTTACATAAAAAGATTGTGAGTCTAAATGATTATGTATTTGTGTGCTATGTAATGTGCTAGCTGCAGCGTCTATACTGACAGCAAATTTTTCAGCTAATCTTTTGTAGTTATTATCATAGGGCACATACATTGGAAACTCTGCTCCAGTTTCAAACAATGCACCTAGATTAGTTGTAATACAATATAAACCACCAGCCATACATTCTAATAAAGATATACAAGACGTTTCTTCAAAAATACTTGGATAAACGTACATATTATATTTATGCATATTTTCTTTTATATATTCGTTAGGTTTGTAACCTATGTAGTTTACGTTAGGTAAAGATTCTGCTTGTTCATATAATTTCCTATAATCATGGTCATTTTGTTCGTAAAAATTTTTTCCATATATTTCTGTAGAAGAGTATACATCTAAACTAATTAAAGGATTTTTAACTAATTGCATAGCACCCAACAACACACTAAGACCTCTCCATGGTGTATTTTGATGTATAATTTTTATGGGTTGGCCCACTTGGTAGGGCTCAGCTTTTTGTATATTATCTATACCGTTTTTTATAACGACACATTTTTCTAAAGGTAGGTCAAATACCATTCTAAATTTTTCAAAATTCCAATGTGAGTTAAATACATACCAATCATATTTATGGTGATTAGATTTATCTTTAAACCAAGGAGCTAAATTAGGTTGATCATATGAATTTTTTTGCCAAAGTATATTTAGCTTAGTTGCATGCAAAGGTATTTTTTCAGGCACAGATGTTGTTATCTGTACTTGATCTAATATTTTTTTATCAACGTATCTTTCTAAGTAACTTAATTGTAACTCAGTTCCACCTTTAGGTGTTTGATTTTTTGTTATCATCCATTACTTTCTGTAATATATTTAATCCTTTTGGCGATACTTGAACAGTTAAGTCTTGTACCACATCTTCTGCTTTTGTTTCTGTATTAGGATTATTTATATCAGCATCTCTTTCTGCTTCATCTTTATAAATTTGACCTGACTTAGAGTTTCTAATTGTAACTATAGTAGTACAATTAATTTTTAATACATCATCCATTTTGTTGCGACCTGTCTATTAGAGCATAACTTATCAAGCCTTGTATTTTATTACTGCCTGTAGCTGCCTGTACGGTTATAGCATCCCCTGCCTCTAAATTCAAGCCTTGAGGTGAAGCGTTTACTTGTGATTTAGCTGCTAGATCATCACGAAAAAATTCATACTCAGTATTTGAGTCAGATGAATCAACAAAATTCATGTTTACTACAATAGCTGATGATGCATCATTGTTTGCACAATAAATACTTTTAACTATAATTGCTCCATCAGTAGGACAAGTAAGCACCGTAGCCTTGCTTGTATCAGATTGTTTAAATCCTTGATTTTTATATTGTATTGTCATGACATGAAATAATTAAATGTATTTTGTTCTTCTTTCAAGTCTTCTTGAAAAGAAAAATTAAGCTGGTTTTGTAAAGTAGCTAAAGATTCTAGTATTTGTCTTTGATTTTCTACGTCATATTCTTGTTTAGGTTCTGGTATAGGGGTATTTATTTTAGCCATTATCTACGTCCATCTGGTCTAGCATCAATTCTAAATGTGCCATAACGCCATGTTTCACCTACAGCGTCATTTTCTATTTTTAAAGCCACTAATCTTCCTCTAGCACGAGTATCTATTTTATCAGTAGAGGATGATACCGTAAAAGGTCCAAGAGGTGAACTTGAAGCTGTATCATTAGGGTAATTATTTACTAGTAAAGTAATTTTTGAGTTACCTGTAAGAACTTGAAAATCTGGTATAAATCTTTTAACTGACATAAAAAATTCACCATCGCCTCTATAATTAGGTATTTTTGTTGTTTGTCCAGATATATTCATAGATGCAGTAATATCAAAATCACCTGATTGAATAAAAGCATCAATAGACGTAGTGCCGGAACTATTTACTTGGTCAGTTCCTTTTTCGTGCTCATAGTATGTAGAAGCTCCATGTTTATTTGTAATCCCCTGTATATCAAAACTAGGAGTAGCCGTTGAATTATATTCAGTTGCAAAAGGTAATTCAAAAACACCTTGATCTAAATAACTAGTTCTTGCAAGAGAACTAGTGGTCCATAAATTTTCTAAATAATTATAAGTAACGCATCTATCTATTTGAGAAGATCCTGCTTTAGGATAAAACCAATTAATTTCTGTATATAAAGAATTATGTTCTGCATGAATTAATTGATTTGAAGTATAATTAATTCCTAGATTACTGCCAGTGGTTGTAAATACAAAATCTTCTACCAAACATGGGAGTGATTTTACAGTACCGTCATACATAAAAAACCCACCTTCACCAGACATCCAAAACACAACACCATTAGAATAAGTTAATGCATTTTGACCAATTAACCCACAGTTAGTACCAACTTGTCTAACACTAAATGTGAATGGTGCTCCAACAAATTGGATTACATATGCAGATGTATCTGTTAAAACTAATGTATAGTCCTTACCAGATACTGCCCCCATAATTTCATTACCCTTATCAAGTCTAAAAGTACCAGCAGTATTCGTTGCAGTGGGTTGATAAGTAGTAAAATCTTCTTGGTTAGAGAATCTTATAAACATTGGATCTTGTGTTGAAGTGTTTCCAATAGTTGTTTCAGTTCCAAAATGAAATACATGTCTATCTCTGTCAGAAACTTGAGTTAATCTTGTTTTAGTTGGTGCTCCGGACATAACTGTAGCTCTGTTACTAGTCGGATTAGCTGCTCCTGCATCCCATGTAAATGTTCTACCATTATGAATTGTTGCAACTAATATCTGACCAAAATTATCTAATGACCACAAACCTGGATCTAACACTACGTTAGTAGTTGCTCTAGGTGTATTCCAAGTGCTAGTATTCCATGTAGAAGTACTCCAACCAAAACCACCTGTTTGAAACGTTGGACCTAC